TAGGAATTTATCAAGATAAGAATAAAGCCTGTTTACAAAGCAGGCTTTTTTCATTATTATTTTTATCAAGCAGGTAGTTATCTGCTCAAGGTGTCGAAGCCTTATTAGCAGTAAGCGGTTAGTCCGCTCCCGATAGCATAGCGGTTTTTTATGCGTGAAATTTAGTAACCTTGTTTGTTTTATTGCCATTAAACATTCATTGCGCATAATCACATCTTATCTATGCCGAGTGGGCGACTAATACAATACCCGAAAGGGGAATATGTCCAGCTGACTTACTGCAGCCTTCGAACCACTTGGCGCCCAACTTGCGGCATCTTAAAAATATCGAAGAAACAGTAGGAGACAGTTATGTCTAATCAAATCTCAACCCAAACAATTTCATTCAATAATCAGTCATTAATTACCGTTGAACAAAATGGCAATCACTATGTTGCTATGAAGCCAATTTGTGAAAATATTGGTCTTGCATGGGAACCTCAAGTATTACGTATCAAACGTGATGAAGTTCTTTCTCAAGGTATGATCGTCATGATCATGGTTGCCGAAGATGGTAAAAAACGTGAAATGATCTGCCTACCAATCGAATACATCAACGGCTGGCTATTTGGTATTGATATTAATCGTTGTAAACCAGAAATTCGTGACACATTAATCAAATACAAAAAAGAGTGTTACCAAGCGTTACATGATTATTGGTTTAATGGTAAAGCTGAACGAAAAACCACGGTAGATGATCGCACAGGCTTACGCAATGCCGTAAATATGCTCGTGAGCAAAAAGGGATTAATTTATTCTGAGGCTTATCATTTAGTCCATCAACGCTTTAATGTGGAAAGCATCGAAGATTTAACATTAGAGCAGTTACCTCAAGCAGTAGAGTATGTTCACAAAATAATTTTAGAAGGAGAATTAATCACTGAGGCTGAATTGCCTAGCAGTGAAAAGAAATTCAGTTTTGAATTTACTGAGTACGAACTCCAACAGCTTATTTGGGCGTGGTTTGCTTTATTGCGTGGCACGGAACTTTGCCAAGTACTTCATCCCGCATTAAAACAAATTGGTTCGCACTACGCTGCAGCAGTTCATGACATTGCTTACGAATATCTAAGCGTGCTACGATCAACAAACAAAATCTTAAACCGCATTACACGAGAATTTGAGATTGACCCAATGACAAACTGGTGAGCATTAGAACACTTGCGCCACTTTGACCCGAAAGCCATTAGAGTAGATTTTTAAAAAGGCTTTCAACCGTAAAGCAGATTGACATTAGCCAAAAACTGCACTAGAATTTTCCACAATAGCCAAAGTGTAATACATTTACATTTTGGCTTTTTTATTGCAAAAGAAAGCCGAGGTGGTGGAACACTTCGGCTTTTTTCATTCCTGTTAAGCTAGATTTAAAGGAACGAATTTATGATTAAGTATACACCAAAATATCAAGTTAAGGTAGGTGGGAAAATGTCAGAAAAAGCAGCAGATAAAGTTGGAAATAAATTAGCTAATGCCGCACTCATTATTACTACTTGTTGGGGTATAAGCGCAATTATTTTTGCGGTAGCTTATTTTGTTAAATAACCTCTAGTTGGTAATGCGACTAGGGTATCTATAAGGGCGTAGTCTAATGGTAAGACAGCGGTCTCCAAAACCGCTAATTGAGGTTCGATTCCTTGCGCCTTTGCCATATCACAAGCTCACGTTAATACGTGGGCTTTTTTATTGCCCTGGAAATGGGGTGGAGTATAAAAATGTTAAAAGACGCTGGGAATCAAAGTATTTTTTGGTCTGGCTTTGGTGCATTCTGGGCAATGTATTCATTCCAAGAGTGGCTAGCTATCTTTGGGTTGATTATCGGTTTAATTAGTGGCCTCGTTAATATGTACGCCAAGTGCCAAGAGGGCAAGGTTAGGGAGAACGAGGAACGCAGAGCGGAAGAGATGCATAAGGCAAGAATGAAACGATTAGAGCAGGGGCTTGATAATGGTACTAAGGAAGACTAGAACTGCGCTTGGCGCCTGCTCAGTTGTTGCGGTTATTGGGATTATGTACTCTCAATTTGGCAGTGAGCTAAGATTAAGCCCCGCTGGAGCGGAAATAATCGGTAACGCAGAGGGGTGTATGGCGACTCCGTATAAATGCCCCGCTGATGTATTGACTGTTGGTATTGGCTCAACGGAATACTCTGGGCAAAAGATAGAGCCTAACAAGAAATACACAAATGAAGAAATCGCCTACCGATGGAAAAACGATATTAAGCTTGCTGAATCGTGCGTTGATAGATATGCCAATGGAAGATCATTACCTCAATCTGTGTTTGATGCTATGGTATCTGTCACGTTTAATAATGGATGCGGCAAGGTTAAAAACTCAACAATGTTTGGGTTTATGCGACGTGGAAGATATATAGACGGATGTAATCAGCTCCCAAATTGGGTTCATGTTGGCAAAAAGAAAATACCAGGTTTGGTTAATCGAAGAGAAAAAGAGAAAGCATTATGTTTAGCCGATTTGAAACAGCCTTAAAGCTAACCGCGCTTTGCTTGATTTTGGGCTTGTGCGGTTGGACTTGGTACCAATCTCAGAAGATAAGTAGCTTAAAGGCCGAGAACCAAGCACAAGCCCAAACCATTCAGCAACAATCAGAATCAATCATCCAATTGAAAGCTGATATTGCTGAGAATCAACGTATCACGTTAGAGCTTTCTAAAGCTGAAAACGCATCAAGAGAGGAACAAAATGAAGTCCTTAATTCTATTCCGAGAGCTGAAAAGCAAGGTAGTGTATTTAATGCCGCTGCTCCTAGCAGTCTTATTAACTTCTTGCGCAAATAAACCGCAAATCATCACATATCCAACTATTCCAGCAGCATATCTCGCTCACTTAGATAAAACATCATTTAGCGGTGCAACTTATGGGGAGGTAGCGCAATATGCCGTAATCCTCAAACGCGAACGTGATGTCTGTCTAAATCGGATTGATAAAATCCGTGAATGGCAACGTGAGAAAATGGAAAAATAATCTAATACCTAAACCGCGCGTGCAATAAAGTGCGGTTATTCTTCACCACCTTTTCCCGCTTAATTGCGGGCTTTTTTATATCTCGTTTATGGCAAAAAAAGATTGGAACGCACTACAAATAGAATACATCAAATCTTATGCAAAGACTGGTGTATCTGTAATGGAATGGTGCAGGAAGAAAGGTTTGAACTTTGCCAGTGCTAAACGCTATATCAAAAAGCCTGAAACCGCCTTTGCACAGATGGAAGAAATCCAAAAGGGTGATAATCGAGAAGTAAAAGCAATCAAGAAAGCCGTTAAAAACAATGCGAACAAAACTGCTAAATCAGAAGTTATTGAATTTAAAGAAGATTTAGATGAAAACTGCGAAATTAATTGCGAAAGTGCGAACAAAACTGCGAAAGTCGAACAAGAGAACTGCGAAACTGCGAAAGAAATTGCGATAAAAGTGAAGCAGTCCGCAAAAATGGTAAAACATGGTGGCTACGCTCGATATTTTAAAGATAAATCTGCCTTTGATGTTGTCGTTGATTTTAGCCTTAAAGATGAAATCGACTTAATGCGCCAACGGGCTATTTCCTCCATTGAAAGCATTGAAAAGTTTACTGCTGATTTAGAACGATGCAAAACGGCAGAGGATAAAGAAATCGTCCATAAACTCATTCATTCTGCTCAAAATGCACTAGACCGCGCTGTGGCTCGTATTGAGAGCTTAAACCATACTAACAATAATATTGCGCTTACGCTTGAAACGATTGAATTACGAAAAGCGCAAACAAAAGAAACCTTACTTAAAGCCGATAAATTGGCGCAAGAGCTTGGTGCAAAAGCGGCAAGTAAACACAAAGTCGAATATGCCATAGACTTCTACGATGACGAGGAAGAGAGCGATGAAGATTAATTATCGCGCCTCTGCTACATTTCGTAGAGTGCACAAAACGAACGCATTGGTGAAAGCTATTCGTGGCCCGATTGGGAGTGGTAAATCAGTTGGGTGTGTAATGGAAATGTTCCGTATTTGCTTAAATCAAGAACCTAATTCTGATGGAGTTCGTCGTACTCGTTGGGCTTGTGTGCGAAACACTTATCCTGAATTAAAAGGAACGGTGATTAAGACCTTTCAAGCGTGGATTCCTGAAAGTATTTGTCCGATTAAATATGATAGCCCGATTTCTGGAATGATGAAAATTAATCATCCTGATGGTAAGACGACAGTAGAAGCGGAGTTTATGTTCCTTTCAATGGATAAACCAAAGGATGTAAAAAAATTAATGTCACTTGAATTGACTGGTATTTGGATCAATGAAGCGCAATTCTTACCAGTGATGTTGGTAACAGAAGCAGTAACTCGTACTGGTCGTTTTCCTGAAAAGCGAGTTTCGGAAGGGTTTGATGGCGCAACGTGGAACGGCATGATTATGGATACCAACTCGCCTGACGACGATCACTGGTGGCATACCTTTGAAATGGCACTCGATGAAGAAACAGGGGAAAGCCTTACGCCTAAGAATTGGGAGTTCTTTACGCAACCAGGGGCGTTAATTGATATTACAGGCATTCCGTTTGAATCGTTATCTAATGGAGTTAAAGCTAATATCGAAAACGGCTTATATGTGGACTATCACGGACACCGATTTGTCGCCAATCCTTTAGCAGAAAACGTAGAAAACCATAAAAAAGGCTATGGCTACTGGTTCGATAACCTTCAAGGACAAACATTGAGCTGGATTAAATCTCGTATTTGTAACGAATTTGCGACCGTTCAAACAGGCAAACCTGTCTATATGGATCACTTCAACAAAGATTTACACGTCTCGAAAGACAAATTATTACCTATTAAAGGCTGGCCAACATTTATCGGTCTTGATTTTGGTTTAACGCCAGCTGCAATTATTGGTCAAGTCTCGCCTATCGGTCAGTTACGTATTACCGATGAAGTTGTGGCGACAGGAATGGGGATTCAGCGATTCATTCAAGATCAGTTTTCGCCTTTAATTCGCTCCAAATATGCTGGTTGCGAAGTAGAAGTGATTGGCGATCCAGCTGGCGTTCAACGTGCGCAAACTGATGAAAAGACCTGCTTTCAAATTTTGTTAGAAAACGGATTCAATGCACGTCCAGCAGATACGAACAATACAACAGGACGATTAGAAGCGGTGCGCTGGTGGTTATCTCGTTTGGTTGGAAAAGGGCAACCTGCAATGATTATCAGCCCGCATTGTCGAGTTTTGATTAAAGGCTATGAAACAGGTTATGCCTATCGCCAGTTAAATATTAGCGGTGAAGAAAAATATACGGAAATGCCTGATAAAAATCGCTATTCACATCCACACGATGCAAACCAATATTTATGTTTAGGCGCTATGCCTGATTTATTCAAACAACAAATCATCAACGTTAAACCACACCAAGCTATCAGCTCAATCACAGGATATTAAAAATGGCAGAAGAACAATCCGCAATTCTAGAAGCTATCACAACTTTTGGGGCAGATCTAAAGGTCAAGCTATTAGAACATTTAAAACAACGCCAACCGATCGTGCAACGTTGGGTGAAAGATATGTATCAGTATCGCAACCAATATGAAGAAAGTATTAAAACAAATAAATCGAAAGTTTTTGTTGGCTACACTCGTGCGAAAACAGATTCGTGGACGGCGCAAATGACAGATATGCTTTTCCCTAGTGATGATAAAAACTACGGAATTAGCCCAACACCAATGCCAGAAATTGCGAATATTGCAAAACAGCCTGACACTGACGATCCGAATTTGCGCAATCAAATTTCCAACGCACGCGCCATTATGCAACAGGCCAAAGAAAGTGCGGAAGCGATGGAAAAGCTAATTGATGATCAGTTATTAGAGTGCGATTATGCGGCAGAAGCGCGTTTATGTTTACATTATTCGGCGGTTCTTGGTACTGGTATTTTACGTGCGCCTGTGGTGGATGTAGTGGAATCTAAAGCATGGAAACAAGATAGCCTAGGAAATTGGGTGGGAGAAATTGTCAATAAGACGATTCCCGCTGCGCGTTTAGTTCTTCCGTGGGATTTTGTGCCAGATATGACCGCACCAACGCTCAAAGATTGTCAGTTTGTTTTTGAGCGTAGCCATGTGACCAAAAAACAATTACAGGCGCTTGCGAAAAATCCGTACTACTTGAAAGAAAGCGTATTGGAATTGTGTGAGCTTGATGGTGGAGATACGCGTACGGCAAGCAATGATATGGATGGCTATGTTGATACACTCAGAACGCTTTCTGGGCTTGAAACACAAAGTAAGGATAATCGCTATGAGTTATGGACTTATCACGGTGGGATTCCGTTGAATGTGTTGTCAGGCGCAAATGAATTGTTAGGTGAAGACAACAAGTTAAATATTCCTGATGATGAAGAATCACGTGCTGCTAATTTAGAAATTGAAGGTGTGATTGTGATGGCTGGCAACGGCAAAATCTTGAGTGTAAACCTCAATCCACTTGATACCGCTGAATTTCCTTATTCAGTTTATACCTGTGAACCTGATGTTTGCTGCCTATTTGGTTTTGGTATTCCTTACCTTTGCCGTGATGCACAAGAAATACTCAATACTGCTTGGCGTGGAATGATTGATAACGGTGTTTTAGGAATTGGACCACAAGCAGTAGTCAATAGTAGTGTACTAACACCAGTGGATGGTAACTGGGAACTTGCACCATATAAGTTATGGAAAACTAATGACCGCGCAACTGCTAATGCTCAATTTGAAGCGCAACGTGCATTTGGCATCTTTGATATTGGTAGTCGTCAGCAAGAGTTAGCGAATATTATTCAACTGTCTAAATCTTTTATGGAT